GAAGGTAGATCAATTATTGTATTTTCAACGAGCCATAATAAAGCAAAGGTTTCTGTTATGGGTCATGATAATTTCGATGGATTGGAATATATAGAATTAAGTTGTAGATTAGCACCTAAATTTGAATCGCTAAATAATAACACTGAATATATAGTTGATTTCTGTGAAAATTCTTCATTATTTTGTGAAGCAGGATGGCATTGTTTTGCTTGCGATGATGGCGAATGTGATGTTGAAGAGTGTGCTTTTATGAGACAAAAATTACAAGAGGAGCAATTATGAATTTTGATATAACAAAACCATTAATGATAATGATTTGGCGGTTCCGGATAATAATCGGATTCACGCAGATACTTATTGGAGTATCGATTGACTTCGCTATGAAGGCGATGGCGATCAACCTAATATTTATTAGCCTAGAGTTTACGTGGGGGCAATACCGATGATTATATTATCAATATGTATATGCATGATTATTATTATTGTTTGCTGTATTCGGATAGGATACGAAAAAGGGCATAGCGCCGGAGTGTGCGACGGATACCACCAAGGATACGTTAAGAACCAAGAAGAGATGGATGTATTCATGCTTGATGATGACGAGGATGGTCTAGGAATGGATATCTCGCATCTTACCGGTAAAATTGGAGAAGGGTTTGTTTATACTCCTGAAGATTATAAGAACGCTCAGGCTCAAAAGATAGCTGACTCGATTGAAAACGCTCATGCTAACGGTATAAGTATTAAGGATATCGGAATAAGTGTTGAAGAGGCGGCAGAGGCGGTATCTATACTTACTAATAACGATCTTCCACCGATAAGGGTAAATATGGATATTGATCCAAGTAAAATTGTCGATTTTAAAACTAAGATTGAATACTGTCCATATTATATTGTTAGACTTATGAAGAAACCGAATAAAGAGTCTTGGTGTTACGATTTAGTTCATGAGAAGTTTAAAGCGTTTAAAGCGGATCATCACTCGGATAGTAGTAAAAAAATATGGATAACTAAATACGGTTGGTTCTATGAGAGTGAAGCAAAGGTTGTTTGTAAGGCTGAGGATGGTGTTAACTATCCCGGGTTGTATAAAGGGGTTGAGTAGTGAGCGCAGTTGCTATTCAGATGATTGGCGTATTATTAATGGGTCTAATACCGATGGTTATTTGTGTTAAGTATGAGGAAAAAATAGAAAAAGTTAAAACGCATCAGCATGACACACCCTGTGGAAAAGTTGTGAATAACTCTTGTGTTACAATAAAAGATGAAGGGGCTGAATAGATATGAGTAAATTAAAAATAGGCGATAAAATTAATTACCTTTATCCATATATGGTATTTGATAGAGAAGATAAGAAGACTGGGTTGCTGGTTTTTCATTACAAACATTCAAACGGTACTATTAGAGAAATAAAGCTTTCTAGAGAGAATGCACAAGTTTATAAGGATAAGTTATGATAAATAAAGAAGCTGAGGTTTTTAAAAAAGTTAATAAAAAAATGTATAACGATAATCCTGTTTATAATAAGGCAATTAATTGTTATATTAATGGAACTGATCCTGTAGAGCTAATTACTCACCTATGTGGAATGATTAGCATCCAGCAGGATAGTATACTAGAACACCATAAAAACAATACAGAACCCACTCCTTTAGTTGTAATGCCTCCTGTTTGTGAAGAGGCAAAACAGTATAGGGAAAGTGGAGGAGCGTTGTAATGGAAGACATAAGCAACAAAAAGAATGGGGAGTACTGGAAAGCTCCAAACGGTGATTGGAATGCACTAACCCCAATAGGAACACTGGCAAACTTAAACCAGCACAGAGTCGATGAACATGACGACGGAACTATTTCTGTATTCCCATCCATACTTACAATCGGTGTTAGCCGGTATCATGGTTACTTAAGAAACGGTGTCTGGCAAACGTTATCGGATACAAAAGATAATAGAGAAATATAATGGCAAAGAAAAAATATTTAGAACTTCAACGAGTTAGGAAAGATGAGTATTTTGTTAGAAATATGTCTGGTCAGTTTTTGGGTAAAATAGAGAAGCATAGGGTTGGAAGGTTTATCCATTGGAATTTTATAACAAATGATAATTGTTATTTAACTTCTGGTTGTATGTATGAAATAATAGAAATGCTTAAGAATCCAGAAAAGTATATTAACAAAGATAATGGAGGATAGTAATGGCAAAAGTAGGAAGAAAGACAAAATTAACGAAAAAGTTATTTAATATCATTATTGAGCTAAAGAAAGATGTCGCTAATACTAATAGAGAAATATGCCGCACAAACGATATTACAGAAGAAACTTTCTATAAATGGATCAAGGAGAACAATGAATTTTCTGAGTCTATAAAAGAAGCTGAGGTTGAGGCACGTAAGAATCTTGGCGCCATAGCTGAATCTTCATTGAAGAAAAGAGTCGCCGGATATACTTATGAAGAGATAACAACCGAGCAATACAAAACGAAGGATAAGGCCGGTGAAGAGGTTACAAGAACTCATATTAAGAAAACTACCAAGCAGGTGCCACCAAGTGATACCGCTGTTATATTCGCATTAACCAATACTAAATCAGAAGACTATAAGCACAAGAATGAAACTGCTCTAATAGGCGATAAGGATAGACCAGTAGTCATTAATATTGGCTATGACGACCAATAGTATAACTCTCAATATAAACCCTGAAATATTTAACGATATATATCAGGAACATGTATTAGATAATCAACACCGGGTCCAGATAGTTTATGGAGGATCCTCTTCCGGTAAATCATACTCAACTGTTGGACAACGTACCGTTATCGATATGATGAAGGGTGGTCGCAACTACCTCGTAACAAGAAACGTTGCAAATACTATCGCCGGATCCGTATGGAATGAGGTTATCTTTGCCATCAACGAGATGGGACTAAGTCGTTACTTCCGAGTAAGTTTCCAGAAAAAAGAAATCGTATGCGAAGTTAACGGCTATATGATATTTTTTCGTGGACTAGATGATGCTGAAAAGATTAAGTCTATCAGGCCGCTTAAAGGTGTTATTACAGATATTCTTATGGAAGAAGCCACCGAGAACTCGTATGAGTCATTTAAACAGCTACTCAAGCGGCAAAGGGGACTCGTTAAAGGTGATATCAAGAAGCGCATTACTCTTCTATTTAATCCGATACTTAAAACCCATTGGATATATCAGAAGTTCTTCAAAGGCTTCTGGACCGGTGAGCATCAATACCAAGAGAAGGATGGCCTATCGATACTCAAGACAACATATCGAGATAACCGTCGATTCTTGACTAAAGAGGATGTATTTGATCTAGAGAACGAAGATGATCCATACTATCACTCAGTATATACCGAAGGTGAATGGGGAGTACTTGGAGAAGTTATATTCAAGAACTGGAGAATAGAGGACTTTAACGAGGAGCACTTCGACAACTATCAGAACGGATTAGATTGGGGCTTCGCTAAGGATCCTTTCGCAGTGACTCGGTCACATTATGATTCAAATAGAAAAATAATCTATATATGCGATGAGATATACGAGATAGGACTACAGAACGAACCGGCGGCACGAAAAACTATAGCGATGGTCGGGGATGAATATATTATATGTGATTCTGCAGAACCTAAATCTATCGCCGACTTTATTGATTACCATGTTAATGCTCAAGCCGCCGTAAAAGGTAAAGGAAGTGTTGAGAGCGGCGTGAAATGGTTGCAGGGATGTACAATCGTCGTTCATCCTAGATGTCAGAATACAATAAACGAATTACAACAATATCAATTCAAGAAAGATAAGTATGGAAACGTTCTGCCGGTTCCGGTTGATAAATTTAATCATATAATCGATGCGCTCAGGTATGCTTATGAAGAGATTAGTAAAGGCGATCTTAACTCTGACTTATACGAAGATCAGAACAATGAATATCCGGACGACGAAGACGATTATGACGACGACGAAGATTGGTAATAGAAAACACTGCTGTTGACTAGCTAATGTTCTTTCATATATTATAAAATAGTAAATGTGCATTATAAAAATATAACCTAGGGGTAAAATTTGAGTATATTTGATCAATTCGGTAAATTTTTACGTCTAGATAAAACAATAGATACCGAACACGATGAAACTTCCAATGATTCTGGAACAGTAACTTATGGTGGATATACTGATCAATTCAATAATGACTATACTTCTGAGTTAATAGGTAGAGCAGGAATGCTCCGGTTCCACAAGATGGCATTAGGCGAAGCAATGGCCGGCACGATGCTCCGAGGCGTTAAGAACCCAATCAAATCTGTTAACTGGCAATTCAAAGAGATCCCGGATGCAACTCCAGAAGAAGAAAAAGTATTAGAGTTTCTTAATTGGTACTGGTTTAAAAAGTATCCTTCTTTCAATGCTCTAATGAATCAAATACTAACTATGTTCGACTTCGGACATTCAGTATTTGAAAGGTTATGGACTCCAGTTAAATATGAAAAGAGTACTTTGCTCGTTCCTTTACTTGAACAACGGTTACAGACATCAATCGAGTATCTTAGGTCTAGAGCAAGATATATTGAGTTCATTAATGCTCAGGGTACTATTAAAAATATACCGTTCGATCAGCTTGTTATGTTTCAATTGGACCAGACCGGTGAAGATTTACGAGGGAAGTCTATTCTCCGAGAAGCATACAAGAGTTATAAACATAAAACTATCTATCAGGAGCTTATGGGTATCGGTATGCAACGTAATGCTGCAGGAGTTCCTTTCGCTACAGTTCCAAAAGGAACAAAGAGTACTTCTAAAGAGTATAAGGCATTAAAGACGTTGCTTAAGAATTGGATATCCCACGAGAAAGCATTTGGCATCGTTGAGAATAATATTGAGATTAAAATGCTCGAGAATAACTTTGAACCAGATAAGACCATTAAGGTTATTCAGTACCTAGATCAACAAATGGTTACATCTATCCTTATGCAGTTCGTTCTATTAGGACAGGGCGGCAAAGGTGGCGCTTTCGCTTTAGGACGTGACCAATCCGATATGTTTCTCGATGGTCTACAGTTCGCTGCTGAGCTTATAGGTGAAGGAATGACTAAGCAGGCTATACAACCAATGGTTGCATTAAATTTTGCGAATGTAGACGCTTCTAAATTTGAATTGGTCGGACTAGATCTAAACAAGAAAGCGAATGTTGCATTCATGGAGATTGTTACTAAACTATTTGAGTCTGATGCAGTCAAGAAAACAATCAACGACGAGATACTTCTTAGAAAACTGTATAAATTGCCGACTCTTTCTCCAGAAGAACTTAAGAAGCGTGAAGAGGACGCCGAGAACGATATAAACGACGACGAAACCGATAATCTAAATAAGGATCCAAAGAATGCCAAGGAGAACAAAGATGATAAATCCAAAGGAATTTCAAAGGCTCATAAAGATGGCTGTACTGGTGACGACTGTTCTTGTGGCGCTGGCGCTTCTAAGGATATAAAAATAATGGCAGTAAGTGATGGAACCGGAGCGGAGAGTACTAAGCGGCTCAAGTTCTTGAAGGATAACGATGCATCTATGCTTTTCTTTATGCAGGAGCAATTAACAATAACTGGCGCCAAGCTCCAAGCAGATATTAGAAAAGTTTTAGAGTCCGGCACTGTTGAATTAGCTGGTCTTAGAAAGATCGAATTGACCAACGTTAATAAATTCAACGCTGGACTGCGCCGCAAGATGTCAGGTATTGCCGACGTCGGTTGGAATACTGCCGCCAAGAAAGCGAAACGAAACAATGTGAAGCTCTCGGTTGCTCCAGATAAGAAAGTATCTGACTTGAAGGATAATGATCTTAAGGCATTTATAATAAACCAATCCGATCAGGTAACCGATGATCTAACAACCGGGTTGAAGTCTAAGGCTATATTTAGAGCCCAGTCGTCTATTATGAAAGGTTTTAGTGTAGACCAAGCGATGGCTCGAGTAGAAGAGGACGTGGACAACTATATAGCATCTAGTCCTAAAGTAACTGTTGGTTCGGATGCGGCTGTTACTTCTTCATTAAACTTCGGACAGAATACTTTCAATAATTCTATATCAGAGGAGCTATGGGGATTCACATTCATTAACGAGGATCCTGTAACCGATATTTGTAACTGGTACGAAGGCAAGACTTTCTCTGCAGGTAGTTCGGAATTAAATGGTGCAACACCGATGTTACATCCTAGATGTAAATCGTGGTTAGACCCAATATATAAGGCGAGTTCAAAGGATAAGCCGGAGATTGATAATGTTACTGCTCCACCCAGCATACAAAAAACGGCGACTTTCTGATATAGTATAAACAAGGAGGATTAATATGGTATTAGATCTAAATAGAATTTTAAGTTCAAGAAGAAGTGTATTCCTATTCGATATTATATGGGAAGATGTCGCTCAAGTTGCTATCGATGAGTTACTAGAACTCAATAGTGAATCCAACCTCCCAATCAATTTGATTATAAATTCTCCCGGTGGAGTAGTTAACGCTGCTTTCGGGATTATTGATATAATGAACAGCATCCAATCGCCGGTTAATACGATTGTGTTAGGTGACGCCGCTTCTGCGGCCGCTGTCATTGCCGCTTGTGGTGAGAATCGACTTATAAGCGAGAACTCACGATTCATGTTGCATCAAGTAAGCGCATTAACTTGCGGTAAGATTGATGAAATGAAGAGTGATCTAGAACAGATCGAAGATACTAATAATACAATGTTCGATATACTTGGTAAGTGTACCGGCAAGAGCCGCGAGGATCTACAAGCTAAGATCGGATCCGATGATGTATGGTTCAGCGCTCAGGAGTCCATTGGTTTCGGATTAGCTGATAGCGTTCTAAATAGTGATTCAATTGAGGAACTAAAACTTTCAGAGTCTAAGTCATTCTCGGTAGATTTAAAAATAGAGGATGATGATAAGAAGCTTTCAAGGGTTCCATTATTCAAGGTTGGAAGTTTCCACACCGATAAGTATGGTAATTTAAATTTCTCGAAGGATATGCTTAAGGGATTCATTAAGAATTTTGACCTTAACGTATTGAATCGGGATGTTTCTATAGATATCACTCATGAAAACGATGACGGCGAGAAAGAAGCTGTCGGATGGTTCAAGGGATTAGAACTTGTTGACGACAATCTGTATGCGCTCACAGAATTTAATAAGAAGGGACAGGAGTTAATCCAAGAAAAGTCCTTTAAGTATGCGAGCCCAGAGTATGTCAATATATACACTGATGAGCAAAAGAAGCCCCATTCTTATGTGCTTAAAGGTGCGACGTTGACAAACAGGCCGGCAATAAAGAATGAACCCATTAAGTTGAGTGAGAAAAAAAACGAAAGGAAGGTTGCATCTATGGATAAAGATCAATTAATCGTTGCATTAAAAAAGTTTGGTATAGACGTTACTGCTCTACAAACGGTTAGCGTTCAGTTAACTACAGCTAATACAACTATCACTAGTTTAACTAGTCAAGTTGAAGCACTTCAGGCTGATAGTACTGCGTTAAAGGATTTACAAGCTACTAGCTTGAAGGAATCTAAAGAGCGAGCGTTTGACGAGGTTGTTGTTGCACTTAAAGAACGTCCGGAAAGAAAAGAGTTAGTATTAGCTCAGTTCGATACGGCTGAGGCTTTAACTGCGGCATATGCTGACATGCCAGCGTTATTCAATAAGGAAGCAATAGGAGATGATGGCGGCGACGTATCGGACACTATGGCACTTAGCGAAACAGAGCAAAAAATGGTTGACTCTAAAGAGTTTACTAAAGATGAAGTTATCTATGCTCGAAAATTTAAACAATAAGAAGGGAGACTAAACTATGTGTGCATTAACTGCAAATGTTTTAGACCGAGGTTACATTGAAAACTTCGCAATCGTTGACGCTCAGGTTGTTGACGGTGCTATCACCATTTATGATGGTGCTATTTTGAATTACGAAGCCGCTAATATCGGCTATGTAAAGTTAGGCTCCGACACATCTAGCGAAGAGTTCGCTGGAATGGCTTTCGGAGAGCTTAGTGTTGCGGCGGCAGACAATGCTTCTGATGGTACTTATACTATCAAGATGTTTGCTAAAGGAAGTGGCAAGGTATTTAAATTTGTACCGGGTCAAGTTTTGACAACTGCGATTACTATCGCAAATATCGGTGATGAAGTAGAAGTTGCTGGAGACGATAAGATCGCTCTTGCTTCTGTTACATCAAACGACGTGGCACTTGGTACTATCGTTCATGTAGACGGTGGTGGCAACGTATACGTCGTAATCTAGGAAGGGAGATAAACTATTATGGCTGGACAAAAAGTACAGAATATCGTAAAACTGCTTAACCAATTACTATTAACTGGTTTTGCAAAGACTTATCAGAATCATGACCCGGCTCTCAGTTCTTTAGCTTACACTTTAGTAACTGGGCAAAAGGCAAGCGTTAAATATCTTTTCTATCAATTCATTAGTGGCTTAAAGTTGTTCACAGGAAATAGAGTTTATGATTCTTTCCCTGATACTTACAACTTTGTTGTTGCTAACAAAAAATTCGACAAAGGTCTCGTGATTGATGTTGATGAGTTAGAAGAAGGTATCGAGATCGGTAACGACGGTCAACTTATTGGTGCGGATCCTTATAGTGCATCTATCAATTCATTGATGATGATGGCTATGGATCATCCTTTCGAGTTAATTATGACTCTAATGGAAAATGGAACTTCGAGTACTCCTCTAAGTGGTGAAGGCATCGGCGATGTTATTACTGCATTAGACGGACAGGTTCTATTTGCAACAACTCATGACTATGGACCAGTTGCTGGTACTCAGTCGAACATTTACACTGGAACAGGATCAACACTTGCTCAGTTAAAAGCTGACATCCTTGGTATTCTTTCTAGATTCAGTGGGTTCTACTATGTTCAAAACGGCTCTGCAAACGCTAAGAAGCGTAAGTTGAATCAAAGAGTTACAAAAATCAAGATCCATTGTCCTGTTGAAATGCTTGGAAAGTTTATCGATTTAAAGAATACAACTTCCATAGCTGCAACTGGAGATAATACGGTTCGTGGTTTTATTCAAGATGTTATCGGACATCAGTTCACAGATAAGAACGACTACTATGTAGAGTTAGTGGATACTGAGAACGTGTTTATGAGACCATTCTTGAACCAACGAAGAACAGCGCCTAAATTGGACTTACCTAAGCCTGATGATGAAAGCGTTAAGCAGAACGATGCATACCAGTATGGTGTACGCTATAAAGGTATGGTTGGTATTGGTGCTTGGTGGAAGATTATCAAGGTTACTAATTCCTAGGTAAGAAAAAATTAGATAAGGCGATCACGATAAAAAGTGGTCGTCTTATTATAAAACTGGAGGTTTAACAATGTCAGATAAAATGTATATCAAAAGTAAAAAAGATTTATTTCCTCTAATTAATACAATTGATTTAAAAGAAGGGTACCTTGAAGAAGTTGAAGGTTACAATTTATTTAAATTTACTGGAAAGTTTCGAGGACAAGAGTATGTGCAGTACGTTAAAGCTGATGTAGCGGCTAAACTTAGAAAGTTTAAGTCTACAGCTAAGACTCCAGAGGAAAAAGCGGCTGAGATTGAAGCGGCAAAGCAGAAAGCTATCGACGATCAAGTGTTAGCTGATCTAATAGAAGAAGCATTCGCTCTCGAGGTCGGTACTAAAAAAGAGTTAAGTAAATTATCTATTGATGATTTGAGAAAAGACATCAAGGATAAAGAAGAATTAAATCTTAGGATTGCTGATCTAGTTAATGAAGCAACTGAGCTTGGTTTGACTGAGATACAGGGTGAGAAACAAGACTTAACTGTATTAAGCGAACAAGACTTAACTGATTTAATTGTAACTAAACGTGCTGCTGATGCTAAGGCAACTGAAGACGACGATGAGAAAGAAGATCTTGTTGATTCAGAAGGTAAAGCTCCGGGTCCAGACACAAAGAATAAGTAAAGGATAAACTGATGGGTGATTATACTGCAAGCACTAACATTCCGAATTATTACACAAACCTAGATCTATCTGCAGGTAATATTATGACGACTGCTAAGGTTGACGCTATGATCACCAATCATGAAGCTGTATATAATGCAATACTCCAGACTATGGGGTATGAAACTGTTCCTCTTACGGATCCCGGCGACAAAGCTGTATCTAAACAATATATCGAATGGCGTGTTGTCTGCGAGGTGGATAGAGTACTTCGTGAGTCCGATAAGGACACGGTATTCGATTTTAAACGTAATCTTTGCAAAGAAGCCGATAAAATGCTGTCAAAAATAATGGATGGCACACTCGAATTCTCAGAAATGCGAGGCGAGGATCCTGCGATTGAATTCAATAATATAGATTCAAATGGAAACGTCGTCGAACCTTGGTTTAAGGCTCAGAACATAAACGATCAACTAGGCATATTATCATCAAGTAATTTATAGGGAGGGATTAAGTTGACTGATAGATTAGAGGTAAAATTAACGCCCGAATCTCAGAAGCTAGTCGCTAACCTCGACAAAGTTGGAAAAATATCATTATTCCAAACATTCACACAAATCGGTGTTTCATATAGAAAAGAAGTCGACGCAATATTCCAAAGACAACAACCTCGTGGAGTAGACCTCCAATGGGTTCCATTAAATCCAGTATATGAAGCGTGGAAGAAATCAAACTATCCGGAATCGAAAGGGATCCTTCGAAGAACCGATCGATTATATAATTCTATGGTCAATCCTGCTCACGAGGAAAATATAACCGATATAGGTTTTACCTCGGCCGCATATGGTACGAGGGTGCCTTATGCTGGTTTTCATGATAGTACCGATGATCAGAGTCGAACACATCCTCCTATGCGTAATTTTAGTATCCCGGGTGAAAAAAGTATCGAAGGTATGTTAAAATCATTAGAGAGCGCATTTGTTCAGAGCTTTGAAATAAATGGATATCAAGTAGAGAGGGTGTTTGCATGACACAAGTAAATATAAACGATCCGATTGATCTAGTAAATAATGTCTTAGATTATTTCACTAATAATTTAAATACTTACGTTACAGAAGTTAATACTGAAAAGAATGCTAAATATGGAGCGGCGGCTCAAATGACAGCGGTAACAAGTTATGGACAGCGAGCAGATGAGTCCGGACGACAGCAGGAACTTGTTAAATTTCAGCTTATCAGAGATGATATAACTATAGCTGATAAAAATAATTCTAATTATCTTGCTTCGCAGGATGTTATATTGGGATGCTTTGTTAGTTTTTACGACGATGGGACTGAGACTTCATTTCAAAAGGGGCAACGATATGAAGAGTCGGTTTTTCGTGCGATGGAAGGGATGTCATTTAAAGAGACAGCCGATATTCGCATTAGGGCAAGACGAACGGCGCCTTTTACTGTAAACAAACGTGCAGAAAAGACACCACAGGGGCTAATATCTGCCGGCATCGTTATATCAATGAAAATAGGAGGTTAGAGTATGAGTATTAATAAAAAGAAGATAGAGAAAGAGTTTGATGAGGATAAGGACGACTTAGATACGGTTATTAATAAAACTAAGGAAGTCAAAACAAATAAGCTTGATAAACACCACGAGGTAGTTGGTTCTACTAAAAAGATCATCTTACCAAGGGGGACTGAGCTTCCAACTTATCACGGAAAAACGCTTAAAATAAATAAAAGGCTTCACGGAGATAATTATATCGCTAAGGCCGGGACTAGATACGAAGAGATTCCTTCTAGATTCAGACTTAGAGTTTCTTTTTCTCCAAGAGACTTTGTTTAAAAAATAAGAAGGGAGACAAAAAATGCGAGTATATGATTTTTATTCAATGAAGTATATTTATTTTCAGGATACCGTAACAAAGGATATTATTAACGATAGCGTTCTTCGTGCTATTCAATCCGTTGAATATACAAACGAAATCGAAGCTGTTAAAAATACCGGTGGAGATGCTGCTGGTCCTTGGATGATTGAGGGAGGTCAACCGGATCCTCAATTGAATATGGTTGTAACAGAAATTCGAGCCGGTCTTTATAGCGCTGTTGAAGATTCAACTATTACAACAAATGCTGCAGAGACAGGAGGTTCTGTTGGTGCGATTGCTAACACAAGTGGAGTAACTATTCAGGACGGCACAAATGGTATCGTCTCAGTTGCGGCTTCGTCTACAAACCAAGCGAACCTGCAGGCAGGAACTTATATCTTTAAGATTGGTTCAGGAGCAGGCTTAGTTAATATCTATGGTGCTTCTTTAGCTCCAAACTTAACAGATATAAACAACCTTCTTGCCGAGGATGTCGATTGTTCGACTCCGGGTACTGTTGAAGTTGCGGCGGCTGGTATTACATTAACCGTTGCAGGAGTGCCTGCATTCGTTGCTGGCGATGTTGCGGTTTGTGAGGATGTTAGACCGGTTAATGTTGGTAGTAACAAAATTTCTATCGGTAGTTCAAGCAACCCAACACTTAAACAGGTTACTTTGATTCAACCGAAACAGGTTACTGGTGATATTTATGTTATCACTATACCTAAATTGTTCTTACCGGGTGGACTTCCATTCGGTGCGGCAACTAGAGAGTTTAGTGAAATAACTATCTCTGGTAGTCCACAGGTTTCTGACGATGGTAGTGTCTACGAGATCGATCAAATTTTAGGAAGCACCTAGTTTTTAACTAGACTTCAGGGGTAGGGCGGTGACCTCCGGTTCTACCCCATTTAAAAGAAAGCCGGAGGTCAAAATAAATAGGAGGTCAATATTATGGTAGAAAAAAAGGAAGTAAAAGTGGCAAAAGATGGACATATTATATTAGATGGTAAGGAGTACCGGCTTCAATACAAGATGGGGAACCTTCGTGAATTGAAAGCTGAATGCGATATTACTATCCAGAACTTACAAGAAAAATACCAAAAGGATCTTATTGAGACTTTGATTAACATGGTTTGGTATGGAATAAAACCAGAGATTAGAAAAACTTTAGATAAGGATAAGGTTGCATACGACATACCTCTTTCAGCTCAGGAAATTATCGACAAAGCTTTCGAATTAGAGATGTCTAGTGAGCAGACACAGAAAGTTGAAGAGATAATGAAAAGTGAAGCAGAAAAAGCAGATAAAGATGGATCCAGCAACAAGTCTTAGAATTAAACTTCTTAGGCATGGGATCCCGGGTTATGAGATTGACACTCTCTCGATTACTCAAGCGCAAGACTATTTGTCGCTTCTAAACGAGATAGAGGTTAGTCGGTACGAAGCGATTGTTAAGGTAGCAAGAATTTATATTGCTGAATCCGTAACAGTCGCTTTAAGGGATTCGTTGAGTTCTTTTTTTGGTAAGGGAACGAACGCTCTGAAGAAGTATATTAAAGAGCTTACCAAAGATGAAGAGCCGGATGATGATACTGAGAAGGAAAACGAAGAGAAAGCTCGTTTAGCATTGGAAGGGATGTTTAATGGTTAATAAAGTTATCTTTGAAGTAAATGCGGAAACGAAACAGTTTCTATCCAAGATGGATAAGACTGCTAAGAAGTTTGATAGCGTCGCTAAAAAAGGTGCTGTTGCGTTTGCCGCTCTTTCTGCTGGAATAGTCGGTTTATCAATGACGTTTGGTAAATTTGAAACAAAAGCAACTAACGTTAATACTTTATTAAGTGGAAAAGAACTCGAGAAGTATGGCGCTACAATAAAAAACAAGGTGCTTGGTGCTGTAAAGGACTGGGGTTTCTCTATAGATACTGCTGGAGACGCTCTATTTAATGCTGTTTCGGCCTTGGGTGCCAACCAGCGAGCTTTTCAGGCATACGATCAAGCTCAGCGTCTAGCAATCGGTGGAAACACCGACATTGCGACTTCTGTTAGCGGTTTAACATCTGTTATGAATGCATATACTAGAAATGTTGTTACTGCAGAACGTGCTTCACAGATATTCTTCTCAGCACAAAAAAAAGGTGACACAACGGTTGCGGCTCTCGCTTCTAATATTGGTAAGGTTGCACCGCAAGCCGATGCGTTAGGGATTGCATTCGATCAAACAGCCGCCGGTCTTTCTCGGTTAACATTAGCTGGTCTAGATACAAGTGAGGCAACAACTCGGTTAAATAGTTTATTTGGATCCCTTATTATGAATAAGGATGAACTTAAAAAGATTGGTGTTGAAGTTGTCGATTCTGCAGGTAACTTTAATAAGTTTGAAACAATCATGGCTCAGCTTCATAAGACAACCGGTGGGAATACAGTTCAGCTTCAGGATCTATTAAAAGAAAAACGAGCCGTAAGTGCTGCAACTGTATTATTATCTGATAATATGGCCGGATATGATGCCATCTTAGAAGATGTAAGAAAGAATACTGAAGAACTTGATAATGCGGTTGCTAAACAAAGTGTTACATTTAACGTGGCCTTCAATCGATTTAAGGGAACTATGACGGCTGTAGCTATTACTCTCGGAGAACAATTAGCTCCTGCGCTATTAAAGGTTACAGGACTGATAAGTAAAATGGGAGAGTTTATACTTAACCATCCCGGGTTCGTTAAATTTGTTGCATTTACAATAACCGGTGCGGCTGGTCTTGTCGGTCTAGTAACAGTTATCGCTTTTTCAATAAGTAAATTTATTCTACTTGGTAGCGTAATAATGAAATCAGTACTAGCAATCAAAGCGTTATCATTGGCCATTATAACAAACCCAATCGGATTAATAGTAACAGCGATAACGATTGCAGTCGTGGCTTTGGGTGTTGTATTATTTAAAATCCGTCAAAGATTCGGATCCTTTGGAAACGCTTTCAAGTTCCTATTCAATAATATTAAAATTGCAATAGGTAAGGCGCAGTTGGTTTGGATCGCTTTCGTTGCGAAACTAATTAATGGCTATAATAAAATTGCTGATATCGCTCCGTTGCTGAAGCCAGTAAATAATTCATTCGACGAGAGTGCTAAAAAAATAAAGAAAGTAAACGACGAGCTCCGGAAACAAAATAAACTATTATTACAATTCAAGCCTTCCAAAGCAGGGAAAGGTGAGAAAGTAAAAACCTTTGATGATATAGTCGCTGGTCTTGGTGGTGGGATCGGTACCGAAGGAACCGGTCTCGGTGGAACATTAGGTGCCGCAGATGGTGAAGCATATACTAAGGCTTTCGTTAGCGCTGTTCAATCAGGAGGCGACGTTTTATCGGCCGTAGGTAAAACTTTTAGCGATAACATATGGGAAGGCCTAGGGACTGCATTTTTTAAGCCAATAGGTACCGTTATGGATAGTTTCGCTAATAGCTTAATAACTGCGTTGGCTGATAAGCTCGCGATCAAAGCGGCTGGAGAGGCGGCGGCTGGTTTCTTAGCTACTGCAGGAAAGTTTGTATTATCTTTATTTGGATTCTCTAAGGGTGGCGATGTTCATGGATATGCCGGTGGTGGTGATATAAAGATCCCGAAAGGCGACACGGCAATTGCAGGATTTAGACCAGAGGACGAATTCGTTATGAATGCTAGAGAGGTCTCGGCTGTACAGGGCGGTGACTTCGCTATGGTTGGTAAGGGTATTCTCGATAGTATTAATGGTGGCGGTGGCGGTACAACATTAAGCTTCAACTTTACGGGAGCAAATTTTGGGGATAATATTAATGAAGGAATGATAGAGAAAATATTTACTATTGCTAGTGAAAAAATTGCTAATAAAGAATTAATTTTTCAAGGATCATAATGGGACAAGGAATAAGAGTATTTGGAGATGATTTTAACAATATCGGTAAAGCCGGGACTTATACAGCCTCGAGTAATACAACATATGCACAGTATGCATTCGATAATAAACTGTGGTCAAATTATGTAAGCTCTGGAGAGGATAACGATGCAATACAAGTTTATCTCGAGAGAGACTATGGCATCGAGGTTCCTATTAGTGCTTTTTATGCTTATGGCACCAATCTTCCCGGGTTAGTATTTCAATACTGGAGTGGTTCAGCTTGGATTAATATTACGACATCCAATGCAACCATTTATTCTAAAGAGGATATTTCGTATGGTTTCTTAAAAACATCAACCGGCGCTTATTACAGAACTTCAACTGGCGCATTATACAGACTAGCAACCGGTGGAACATATCATCATGCGGCTATTACAAACGGCTCTTTGTTTACAAGTAAAGTTAGAGCGATAGGCAGTGTGACTAATCCATCAAATGCCGAAAAAGTAATAATTGAGTTTTACGCATTCGAAAATATTGGTCAGTTCGAGTTTAGACCTATTCTAACACCAACATTCACTTCAAAGGATAATATCCAAGAACTTGATAACGGTAAGAGCTTTGTATATAAGCAGGGTGGCAGTTTCAGGTTCAATCTATCACTCGTCCACCATTTCAATCAAAACGATTTAGATCTACTTCAAACCATGTTAGATAAGAATTCACCGATGTTTATATGGAAGAGCGGCGGCGACGTTAATCAATTCAAATATACAGAAGAGGGTCACCGGTTCGAGGATATTTTTAAAATATCAGTTATTGGTAACAGAACAAGAATTTTAAAAGATAACCGTTACAACTTATCTGGCAATGTCACTATTTCATTGATTGAGGTTGAATAATGGTCGCAAAAACTTATAAACAATTATGGGAATCTAACTCCGAGTTAACTATACAAAGACGAGTTTATATTGATAAATTAAATACAGATGGAACATACGAGGGCGTCTGGACTCAATTAGATGAAATATTTACAAGACGAAAACCTATCTCCGGATTATCTCGCAAACTATCAAATAGCAGTTGGAAGTTCGGTGCCGTTTCAGTTGGAAGCTGTGCATTCGATATTCTTAATCCATACGGAGGATTTAGTTCTGAAGAGGATCCTACTTCTATATTTAATGGATTCGTTCGAGATAGATCAAAAATAAAACTTGTTGATAAAGTAAGAGATCAAAGTATTGATGATCAAAGTGATCCTGAAGCATGGTCGCAAGAAATTAACGTGTTTGAAGGTTTAATCGATGCTGACAGGACTTCCCGGGAAGATGTAATGGAGAAGGTTACGGCGCTCGATTATACCTCTGTATTCAAGGATATAAATATTAAAGATATTGTTGAAGGTGACACCGTTCAAAATGGTACATTTGACACCGATTCGAAATGGGCGCTTGGTGCTGGGTGGACAATCGAGGGTGGTAAAGCTAATGCAGGAACCGGAAATATGACACAAACACAGAACCTTGCGAAATTACTCGAGTATACAATTTATTATAAAGTGAGTAGTTTAACAACTGGAAGTATAGCCGTTCAAATGGGATCAACAACCGATACAAGCAGAACTAAGAATGGTGAGTATAGTTTTAAACATACTGCGGCAAGTTTCGCAGAAGTATTAACATTTATACCGAGCGGATCAACCGATGCCGCAATTGATGATGTCCGGGTGGTTAGATTAACGGATGTTGCTGACTTAGTATATGAGATAGTTAGCAATCCAATATTTGCAAAATACTTTAACACATCAGCCAGTACAACTTATATAGATCCTCCTATTTCTTATGATATAGATGCTTCTGTTTATGATGGCAGTGTGTTCAGTGTACTAGAATCTTTATCGACCGGGATGTCTATATTTTTTGTTGATATAGAAGACGGATTCTTTTATTTTAAAACACCGAGTCCATCTGCTTCAGTCGATCACGAATTTAATGATTTCAATAATAGGAAACTAAAAATACGTGGAGTCCGAGAAGGAACCGACCGAGTATTTAATGCTGTGTATTGGTCTGGTCAAGATGAAGAAGCGATTGATTCAACAGTAATTAGAATAAAAGAAATTACCATTAATATAAGCGGCGTATATGATGCAACCCAAAGGCAAAATATAATTGATTATATACTTGATTTACAAAAAACTAAGAAGCGATATTTTTTCATGGACTTTCCATATGCTCCATTTTTGAATCTATTGAACAGAGTTAGTGTTGAGACTTTCGGGCAAGTCCCAGACAATGCTACAAGGTGGGGTTTTGTTGAGTGGCAAGACATCGTGTGGTCAAAGGCTGTTGGTATTAAAATTGAAAAGTCTTTGAATTGGAAAATTCGAGGCGTTGATCACGATGGCAGTTTAAAGACTACGGTTGAATTAGAATTAATATAAGGAGATAAATTATGGCTAAAGGAACAATAATCCCAAAATTTGCAATCGGCCAGACAACGGATCCGGACGAAGTAAATGCAGCAATTAAAAACGCAGGATCCGAAGAAGGGTCAATACCATTTGATGACGGTGGTGTTGTAGATACGGACGGTGAACAGCCAATAGGAACACAAGATTATCCATTCGGTGATGCATTTTTTAATAAAAATAAAGAATTAAATATAATAAACCCAACAACTAGTGCAATTGTTGCAAAGGTGAGTTTTCCATTCTTGATCAATTTTCAAAATTTTCTTAGCGCAGGATTCGGCGAGGATGGTGACGACGACACATCTTCATTTGTTGATATGGAAGGTGAGTATCATTTCGATAATTTCACGATCAGTTCTGGAAACGATTTGGTTGTTGGAGCATTAGGATATGTGGTAATTAGAGTTAAGGGTACATTAACAATCGTTGCAGATATAGACGGCGATGGAGCAGGTGGAGCAGGTGGAGCAGGTGGAGCAATTCATAATCCCGGTAAAGTAGGTGGAGCAGGTGCTCTTGGATGTGGAACAGGTGGCGGTGGCGGTGCTCAATCGAGTGTCGGTGGTGGCGGTGGTGATATAACATCTTTATTCCCAGTTGACGGCGGCGGTGGTGGTGCGGTTTCTGGTGGAGCAGGTAGCGATGGAAATAGAAATTCTGGGTCTGATAAATTTTATATGAATCAATTCCAACTTGGGTATGGTTCCGGCGGTGGCGGTGGTGGAAGCACTTCTGTAGGTGGTGGGACAACCAATGGTGGAGCAGGTGGCGGTTCTATTTTAATTATAGCTGATACTATAGTGGTCACAGGAACGCCATCAATTAGTTGTAAAGGTGTTACAGCCGGGAATGCTTCGAGCGGTTCTGGTGCAGGTGGCGGTGGTGGTGGCGGTGCGGTAGTAATCGCTTATAATAATTTAACTGGAACATTACCAACACCTGATATTTCTGGTGGTGACGGTGGGATAGGTAGTCCTCCGGGTGGAAACGGTGGAGATGGAGAAGACGGATTCGCATTTGCCATTGATATTCAAAATGGTACAATAACATAAGGAGGATTTAAACATGACAGATTATGATGGGCAAAATACAGGACCAAATATAGATAATGCAGTTGATAATGCAAATATTCAGTTAGACGGAGTTAATGTTAACGCTAATATGATAAGTCCGGTATCCGGAACAGAAACAAAAATCCAAAATATTAATGTAGATCAAATAAATTCTGATAGTGCAACCATTGAAGTGATTAAAGATGTTGATATTATAGAAGATTTAGTTGTAAGGAAAACTCTTCAAGTATTGCAGACTCTTGGTATTGCTGGTGCGCTAATTGGATCGAGTGCAGATTTCACAGGAGTAGTTGACTCCAATGGTTTCACTGTTAATGGTGTTCCAATTGGGACAAGCTCAGATAGTTTCTGGAGTGCAGTAGGTGACGGTGGGATAAGTTTCGGTGATTACATCGACCCATTAAGCATAAAAGACCCATTAGCAACGGCAGTTGATAAGATAGTAGAAAGTTCTGCGAGTGCTATTGATGTTGAATCTAATCAGAGTAGTAATGATAGCGATGGAGGTTCTAATAGAAATAAGAATGCTGAAACATCTTGGTATAACGAAACACTTAATACTGCGACTCGTGGAGCAACTAAAAAGCGTCCTGCAAATTCAATTATTTCAGTATTATCAACAAAGTTAACTATTTTTAATGGTGATGATTCTGGGTTGCCAATATGGATGGTTTTTGAAGTTGGGACAACTAAAATGCTAAGAGGCATAGGTAAGGTTGCGTTTAAAAATGGGGTATTAGTAGTGGGTTCAAGTGGTGAAGGTGTTAATGTAATTAATTTTAATAAAGATAGCAACAAGCAACACATAACAACTGGATATCAGGAGTTTAATAATAAAATAGGTGGTAGGAATAGTGGAACTAGGTTAGGACTTGTTTCTTCTCAGGCGATTATAAGTAACGCTGTAAACGATGTGGCTATTACGGTATTGCCAAACGCACCAATTGATGAAACAACAGGATTGCCTGTTGAAACGGTTGCGGTTGCAACAAATACTGGATTAAGTATTTTAAAAGATGATGGAACATCTATTGATATAACAAATTCATCAGCTGGGAATAGATATGTGTTTAAATGTGATTTTACAGAAGATAATAAACTCATATTTACTTTTAGTGGAAGTACTGGGGCAAGTAGTTTGTTGTATGTATTCGATGAGATACCGAGTGCGGATAACGTAATTACATATAATACGAAAACAGGTTCAGTATTAAATGCAGAGGCTTATTATAATACTCATACAGGCGTTAGTGGGGATTTGCCATTACTTAGTTCTGCGACTAATGCAACGGCACTAATTAAAGCAATATCAAATAATGCTGTAGGTAATAACTTGGGAGTTAGTTGGATATTTCAAAACGATATAACACCAGAAGAAGGAATGGTTGGATACACGACTGATAAGTATTTTTCTGGGTTGTTAGTGGGAGATACTCAATTCGCATGTTTGGCAAGTAATGATGATACAAACTTAACAGACACATCAGTTGTTGATTGTACTGCCGGAACACCTGAGACTGGTTGGTCTGCTACCGATGCAGATACAGCAGTATATGCAGGGAGTGGAGGATTAAGCTATCTTCGAGATGTTGTTACTGGGTTTATTGCAGGTGAAAGTTATTACGTGTCGTTTGATATTACTGGATATACTGGCAGTGATAATATGGGTATTGATACAACGTGCGGTATCAGTGCATCCGCAAGGCTAAGTGCAAACGGTTCACATAGTGAAACATTTGTTTCAAATGGTGTTAACATGGAAATATTCGGAAGGTCAACAAATACTGGAACTATTGATAATTTAGTTGTAGTTCTTGCAGACCCAGATAGAAGTGTTAATAATAATGGATTCCAAGTGGTTGGAACAATAGTAAAATCAGCGGTTAAAACTGGGGCAGAGTTAATGGCCTATTCTAGCTTTAGTTCAAGTGGCGGAAATTGGTTAGTGCAAGCAATAAATTCTGGTTTAGATTATTCAACTGGTGATTTTTATTATACGATATGGGAAGACCCATTAAATGCAAGTGGAGTTTCTGCATATTTCCAAAGGGGAACAACGGTCAACTCAGATGAATTAGTAATGTATAGGTCTTCAACTTCTATTATTTGGAGATTTAAGAATACAACAAGTATTACTGCCCCAGTGGGTTCATTCCCTACGAATAATTTTAATAAAATAGATTTTGTTAGAAAAGACGGAATCGCTTCGATATATGTTAATAATGTATTAGTAGCTTCTGGTGCTAATGTTCAAGATGTTGACCAAGCAGAACCTTTATATGTAGGATATTGGAAAACTAATCCAACTGGAAATAATGGCAGATTGGCGTTGGCTAGGTCAAGTGCTACTGCACCAACAGTAGATCAACTTGAATTCATGTATGAATTTGAAAAATTCTTATTCTTTGAAAACGCTGAATTTAGCTTGATTAGTAATTCGGTTACAGGTATTGATTATAATTTAGATAAGGGTTTAACATTCGTTACAACTGCACTAGGAACTCATATATTTCAAGGATTCGTTAAGGTTGGATTCGTAGATAGTTCTGGAACACCAACCAGTAATAATGCATTAGCGGTTTCGGCTTCTGGAAATTCTTATGCGATTGCTACAGCGGCAGAGGTTGTTGGAAATATTGACGAGATAAATATTCGTGAGCAATTGGCGTTAATTCCAGAAGTTATTCCACCAAGTGATGGTGTATCTGATATGTCGAACTTAACCGCACCGAGTAATTTAGATGCAGACACAGTGACAACCGCTGAATTAGCAGATATTGTTGGAAATCTAATTGCTACATTGCAAGACAGAGGATTAGTAACCGGATGAGAAAATTACTAGCAACATTAATTTTAGCAACGAGTTTAAGTTTCTCAATAGATTTCGTTACTCCAGTATTTTATTATCTAGGAGCAGACCAGAGCCAAATGCTGCATTGCGTATTTTCTGAAAAATTAGTTGGTGTTATGGAGGATAATCTAGGTTGGAATATCTGGCAGAGCTTAGCCGCAACTTATGTTTTAGGTGAAGTCAAAGAGCAGATCGATATTGCAAAAGGTTCGTATCGTAATCCAAAGGATGTCGAGTGGACTATGTATGGTTGGGTTTTTAAAAGGTTTCTAACTTGGGAATTTAAGTTTGATTTCTTCATTGATAAAAAGGAATAATGTGTATATAGATCCTAAAGTTATAGATGGTTTTGTTGCTAGAATTTACAAGGAATATAAAGGGCAGGAGGTAACAGTAGAACTCGTGTGCAATATAGCCGGCAGAGCAATATCTACAGCAATGAATGACTTAAGTACTGTTCCAGCAATTGAACAGAGTATAGAGAATCTATTAGAAAAAATAGATAATATTTTTGAGCAAATAAATGCTTCCGATGAAAGAATACTAAAAGTTCTTGAGCATTCTGATAAAAATGTTAAGGCAACAACGGATCTACTTGGTCAATATATAAAACATGACAGGGAGAAGCATGCGACTATGAATGATACATGTAGAGTTGAAACCGGCAAAATAATTAAAGAACATCTAGAAGAAAATAAGGCAAGCTTAGAATTAACAATTACTGATACTATTAAAAAAGTTTTAAAAGAGAAACGCGAGAACGATAGTTTTTGGATGAATGCAATCCGGTGGTTTGTTTATGTTGCACCTGTTCTCCTTGGTTGCTCTGGCGTTATATGGTGGATGTCTCTTGTATTAAAAAAGATAGAGAGTTTGTAAAATAAAAAATAGATGTATAATTAGAATACAATATATGGGAAAGTTTACAGATTTACAGATTTACAAAATAAAAAAAGGAGGATTTGTATGAAAAAGTTATTAATAGCAGCATTACTAATGTTTAGTCTGACTGTAGCATTAGATAATAAAATGGTGACTGAGAGGGTTTCGGGAACATCAATGGGAACTCAAACGATTACTATTCCAGTAATAGCTGATCAAAAGTTCTTTGTAACTGCTGTCATATTTGACGGTGATGCAACGACATCTAATCTAGTAATATCAGATGGAACAACAATTACTACTACTAACGTTGGAGCTACTTTGGGACAATGGATAGCTGGTGGACAACCTGTTATTGTAGGATTAACTGGGGCGGCGATGACATTCAAGATTAATGGAAACTCAAATTTTTCCGCAATCGTTACCGGCAAATATCTGAGATAGTAACTAAATTTTATATTGAATTTAAAAAAGGGTTCCTGCGTGGAGCCCTTTTTTCGTTGAGGAGATACTATGGGTGACTTAACAAAAAACTTATCGACATATGAATACCTTCCTAAAAAAGAATATGAATTATATAAAGCTGGCCGGATCCCGGCACGAACGTTTATACTTCTTATCCGTCCGGAACTAATAAAGGCCGACCAAGCGTTTATTGATCGATACGGGTCCACGGTTATAAACGATTGGCATTGGGGCGGTGGCTTCCAATATAGTGGCTTTAGACCTTGCGACTGCGACGTTGGTTCAAACTATGGCGACCATCGTTTTGGATTAGCTTCAGACAAGAAGCCGCAAAAGGTTACAATCGAAGAAGTATTCAACGATATAAAAAAGAATCCGGATCTATTTATTGCGATGGGATACATGACTATCGAGGATATCTCACTGGCTCCGACATGGTTTCACGGATCCGTTGCATCATATTTAAATCAGGATGGTTTGTTTTTTATTAAATAATGTTGCATAATGTTAATATATATAGTATACGAGAAAAACATTTTAAGGAGACGATATTATGACTTTAACTGCACCAGAAACAATCGCAAGCGCTCAAGATCTAACAGATACATATGCAGACCTTGGGGACGTGATCGACGTAAGGGATATTGACGTTCTTGGCGTTTATATTGATTGTGTTGCTAACGATAGCTTACTTATAGACATAAACTCTATCGGACACGACGATATTCCCGGTACAAAAGATTACATTCTAGATGGAGTATCTGAAAAAGAAATTACAGGATCCGGAGAAACAGACGACGTTAATCGATATTTCACATTTGATGTTGAAGGTCTTATTGGACTAACGATTCAAGGTAAAGCTGGAACCGTTGGTTCTACTGCAGGAACGTTGGCTCTTCGTGTTACTAAAAAAATAAAGAACCCACAGGTGTAATTATGGCAGGATTTAAAACGAACCCAGTAAAAGTTCCAGTTATAAACTCTGAAAGAGTTTTAAATAGTATCGAAGATATGGCTTATCGGTTAGCTGGATTCAGAAAAGAAGTTCTTAATGTAAATGTAACCGGTAACGGCACTGTAAATATTCCTATTTTTAAAGTAACTGGAACAATTGAGGTAATTAAACAGGTCGCTGAAATAGTAAGTATTACAACATTAACTAATTTAACGTCTATGTATGCAGATGTCTGGGATGGTACAGTATCGGATGTCTTAACAAAAACAACTGGCGCTGCTTTGAGTGGTGCTCCAGTTGGAACTATCTTCACTAAAGATCAAGATATAACACAACCATATTCTATATCATTAGCTGATCAGGGACGAGTACTTGAAGCATCTGACGTTAAACTCGGAAAGCCTTTTTATGTTACACAAAAAACTGGCGATGTAGATACTTTTATTAGATTAAATTTTACTACTACCGATGCACCAGTTGATTTTAACTTGGACGTATTTTTTGATTGGCGACCAATAGATGGCGGTAGTTTAGAATTAGTATCCTAGGAGGATAATATGTCAGGATTTAGAGAATATGGAATAGATAAAATCGATAATGCTCCTACTGATGGATTACTTGGTGAGCCTGATAGTGTAGCTTATCGAGCAGAAGAAATAGAAAAGCATTTACATAATAGAGAAAAGTGGGTCGGTATGGCGGCATCACCTTCTGGCGAAACTCATGTTGCAGATAGGATGGATGGGGCTGTATTACCATTTGAACTTATTGCAGGAGATAATGACTTCGGTGCATGGGTTCAAATACTAGGTAGCGAAGACACTCCAATATCACCGGGGATGGTTAAATATGATGGTCACAGGTTTATGGTTACCGACACAAACAGTACAAGTGCTTTTATTATTCAAGTTGTATCTGGTGAAAGCGCTGATATAGCGGCTAAGATTGCGGCAGAACAATATACAGAGGCACCCTTTATATCAGCATCAAATAATAATGATAGCGGTATTAGTGATATATTAACCACAAGAACAGTTGCAGGCGAAAAAGCATGGGCTCGTTGTGCTTGCGTTGGAGCAAACGGAACAACATTAGATTTTTATTTTGGAATACATGAATACGTTGGATAAATAAAAAAGGAGGTCAGGTATGTTAGAACAATTAGCAGTTGGAGCAGTAATGTTTGTTGCAGGAGCATTTCTTCGTCCATTAATTGAAGCAAAGGCGATGAAGTTAGGTGCTTCATTAAAAGGTAAAGAAAAATTCATAATTGATAAACTAGAGGATCCTGAAATTAAAGCTGCAGCAATTAATTTTATGAAAGAATTGAATTCACAAATAGGATCCGAGGATGGTGAGAAGAAAATGAACCTCGCTGTTAATTTCATTATAGGACTGATAACAAAAACAATCCCGGGAAATATAGACGACATAGTACTGCCACCGCTTATACGGCCTTTCGCACAAAAGTTATACGAAGGATACGTTAAAGCTTAACTAAGGTTTTTTTCATTTTTCTCCTACTGAAAGCGGTTCGATGCACCTCGGGTCGCTTTCTTTATTTATATTTTCTCATATACTTGCATATTTATCTTTATCTTGCTATATTTAGTTATAGAGTCGGCGAGGCATTAAAAAAGCACAGCCTCTAAGAGGAGAAAATCCGTTGTATGACGGTTCGTCTCTTAGCGATAACCTCGGACGATACTTGGACGAAGTAACTAAGTATGGGTGTGAGACCGACTCTTCGAAAATTGATACTGTGATTAAAAAGCGATCCACTTTCTTGGCTCTGAGTGATTAACGGAGTGGAGAGAGGAGTAATCAACCTCGCAAGGGTTATCCGGGTTCAGCAACAATGTGGTGTGGCTGACTTGAAGGTGGGGAGCTTTTTAATCACAGTATTTTGCAGGAGGTCAAATGTTTAGAGTTCATTATAAGGATAAGCAGTTTAATATATACTGTCCATTCGCCGGTAAAGATTTTATGCGGATGTTAAAAGCCCGGTGGCTCAAGGGTAAGAAGTGCTGGGCGCTCCCATTTACAATTGATATATATCAAAAACTCTGTTTGCTTAACGGTGTGCAGATGTCAGATAAGATCCACAACCATTTCAAAGAGAAACTTAATAATATAATTTCATACGATAAAGAGTTCCCATACAAAACGAAACCATACTCCCACCAAAAGGCGTTAACAAATTTATTTATCCAGAAAAAGAAGGCGTTTGCATTTGCGGATCCGGGAACTGGAAAAAGTAAAGCGGCAATCGATGCGGCTGTCGCATTACATCTAGAACGAAAAGTTTTCAAGGTCGCGATAATATGTCCGGCCTCTTTAATCCCGAACTGGGCAGAGGAGGTTCGGGTCCATAGTCATTTTGAAGCAGTCGAGCTTTACGGTAAGGTTGATAAGCGTTTGGAGCGTCTAAATGAAAACAACGTCCTTTTCTATGTAATCAATTACGATATAGTGGCAGATTACGAGGTGACTAAAGAAGTACTAACAAAAAATCCTGAAACCGGCGTGAAGGAACCAAAAGAGGTCACAGAAAGAAAGATGTCGGTCATGGGACAGGCGATGCTTGATCAACACTTCGATATGATTGTATTTGATGAATGCCACTTTATGAAAGGCCGCAATAGTTACCGGTCTACAGCTTGCATGAAGATTGCTCGAACTATTAAGTATCGAATAGGACTCACCGGCACGATGGTTGCAAACAGGCCGAACGATATATTTATGCCTTATAAGATTGTGGACCCGGAAATATTCGGATCCTCATATACAAAATTTAAGGAAGAGTTCTTGGTGATGGGTGGATTCGATGCAGGATTTGGTCCCACTCAAGTTTTGGGGATCCGAAACGAAGAAGAGCTTCAGAGTCGTGTTGCTTTAAATGCGCTCAGGTTTGATCTAGACGATGTTGTAGATCTACCCAAACAGATTCACAAGAATAGATTATTTAGATTGGATCCCGGGACTCAGGCAATCTATGACGAGATCGTAAATGAGTCCACGATTACTTGGCAGGATATAGAGAATTCAATATTTGAAGAAAAGGTTATCGGTAATACTCTCGAGGAGATCATACGCCGGCAACAGGCCGCTAGTGGGTTTATTCCAAAGATACAGGACTTCACGGCTATAAAGAATGAATATATCGAAATATCAAACGAAAAAATAGAAGTATTAAAAGATATTGTGGAAGAGCTTTTAAACTCTGGAGAGAAAAAAATAATAATATGGTGCAAATTTAAACCGAGTATTCGCAAGGTTGAGAAACTTATCAAGGATCTAAAACTTAGTTACTATATATATGATGGTGATCAGAAGAATAAAAAGATATATTTAGACTATCAAAAGGACGATACAGTTGTCTGGGTTGGTCAGCTTCAGACTGGGATAGGCTACAGCATCCCGTGTGCTCGCCACGCTATCTATTACGAGTTAAACCATAGCTATGGTGATTGGAAGCAGTCAAAGGGAAGAAACCGGCGTCTAGTTGGAAGTACCGAGAAGTCTTGTGTATACTGGTACTTAATGGCTAAAGGAACAATTGACGAGGATCTACTTCCATTAATAAAAAGAAAAGAAGCTATGGAGGAGAAGGTTCTGAAGAAAGTTAAGGGGGGTAAGGATTATGTTGGATAAAGTTTGTGAGATATGCTGCAAAAAAAAATCATGTAAATTATATAAGTATAATTATCTTCATAGTGATTCAGTAGAAGATAAAAAGTATTGTGATTTATTAGAAGATATTAAACATCAATTTCATTTCCTAGAAAAAAATGTTAAGCATACCGAGTCTGTAAACGATGGCCTTATGCGCCAAATAGCGTTTATAGAATGCTCCAAAAAATAAATTTAAAATAAACTTGCAATCGGTATAAATGAGAGTTAATATATAAATATAGATAAATAAAGGTAAATAAAGGAAGTAAAGAATGTGCTATGGTAATTGCCCGGGAGGATCCGAACACTACGATTCACACACCGGGGACTGTGTTTCAAAGCAGGATCCAGTACCATGCGAAATAGAGGAGGAAGAGGACGATGAAAAGACAGAATATAATCCAGAAGAAGATTACGATGATCAAAAGCATGATTATAAAGAAGATCGCTTTAAAAATTATTAAACTAGAATATGAAAGATTATTCCATAATATATTGATAGACTTACATTTAGAAGGCCGACAATTGTTTATACTTAAACAAATGGAACGAGGCTTATACTAATATGGTATTACAGGTGCGTACCCCTCTTCCCCAAGAAAGCGCACCTTGGTACAACCGGAAACCCACCCCCCCCCCTCGGGTTTCCGGTATGTAAAAAATGATTAAGTTAGGAGGTGAGAAAAAAAATGGAAAAAGCGAACGAAGAAGTAAAGGTGCAAGACGAGATCGAGGATATAGATCTAGGTGAGAAAAAAGAAGCTCCGGAAAGTGCTGCAGAAGAAAAAGAAGCCGCTCCAGTTAAAGAGAAGGAAGTTGATCCTGTAGAAGAAAAAATTAAACCCGGACTAGATCTAGACGAGTTATCTAGACAAAGGAAAGAATCGTTAGCCGCTCTAAAAAAGATAGATGATCAAATTTTTGGTTATGCTAACGGCCTAATGGCAAAACGAGCAAAACGATTAGAGAAGATTGAAAAGATAACTGCTACTACGGCACCATTGATAGAAGAGATCGGAATGCTAGAAAAAGAAATCAATTCTATTATTTGCGATGCAGATATAGAAGAACTTAGGCATGCCGGTTTCAAAGCTGATCGTCCCGAAAAAATGAGCTTTCAAGTTAAAGATTGGAAAAAGTTCTGGGACTATGTCGAGAAGTACGAGAGCGACGACGGTTTCGATGCGCACGATTTAGTTAAACGTGACATCAAAGCGGCGGACATGAAAAAGTTTTATGATACTAAAGCTATATGTCCAGACGGCGTTCAAATGAAAACCTTTCGTAAGATTAGATTCACGAAAGTAAAAACATAAAAGAAAGGAAGTGATTTTTTGTGGTGGAAGAAAAAAAAGAAACAGCGGTTGCCACAACAGCCGAAAGTAAAGTCCCGGCTTACCTTAAACAGTACGAAGGTGAAGGTGGGGAAGATTTTACTCTTGAAGAACTTAAACCATCATTCGTACAGTGTGCGCAATTCACATCGCAAGCATTTAAGGATAAACTGGTTGAGGCAGGAGAGTTCTTTGACTCGGTTACTACGGAAATATTCGGACAAGACGTAACATTTACTGTAGTAAAGAAGGAGAAGCTTTGGTTGAGGTTCCCAACCAAGGAAGATAAAAAAGAGGACAAGAACGCAAAAATTAAACGTTCTCGAGACGGATTGTTTTGGGATGACGGATCCGAACTTACTAAGGATGATTTATGGAAGTATGAAACGTATCGATTCCTTATTGTTGTAAGAGGTAATTTATGCCCAATACCTTATGTATTATCGCTTAAGGGTAAGGCTGGTAAAGGTGCTGGAAAAGACTTAGCATCTGTACTTGGTACTTTTACTAAGGCAAAATGCGAACCGATCTTTGCCAGAGCATTCAAGCTTAGTTCAAAAGTCGCGAAAAATAATGAAGACCAAGAATATTATGCTTTAAATATTCAACCTGCAGGTTGGTCAGAAGAAAAAGAAGCGACACTTGCCCATAACATCCGGGAAGAGTTAAAGAAAACTCCAACTAAGTATGATGTAGATAAAGCTGAAGACGACAACATGGCCGAGAACTCTGGCGATCATGTAGAGGCTGAGGTAGTACCAGATGATAGTAAGATTCAGGACGATGAACTTGAATAGAACAGTAAAGGCAAAAAAGGGCGGCAAGAGTCGCCCTTTTTTTTGCATACTTATATTATTTAGTCTAAGTGTTGTTTGGTGCGGTAAAAGGTTAAGAAAAAATTTCTATGGAAAAAGGTTTTCTAAAAATCCCATAGACATTTTCGAGAATGAATTTACCGCATAAAAAAACACTTAGACTAAATAAGGATAAGTATAGGAGTGTTTTTGAAAGTACCAGAAATAAACGGTTGTTGCTAAAAGGTTAAAAATGAGTATAATTGATTCGTGTATAGTAAATAAAGATAAACAGGAGAAAAAACATGCTTAAGTTGATGACGGTAAGCGACTTAGCTAAAACATTTAAAATATCCGAGGCAACAATATATAAAAAGGTTCGTGTTGGCGTTTTTAATCAGATCTTGGTTGTTCCGTTCGTTGGTATAAGAAAAAGAACGATACGGTTCAATCCCTTGAAGGTTAGAGCTATCCTAGGGAGTAATGATATTGATTTATGGGATAATAAAGATGTGGCTAAGTATATGAAGGTGCCGCCGACCTATGTTAATGCTATGGCTAGAAGAGGAAGGCTTCAAGGCTGTATCGTAGAATTGTTTAAAAGTGAGAAAAATACTGTCCGGAGATTCATTCCGAGTAAAATAAAAGAAAGGTTTAGGAGGTAGTTTGATATGGTAGAAGAACAACCAAAAAAGAAGTTGTGGAAAGTAAGTGATGTTGCAAATTATTTAAATGTAGCAGAATCAACTGTATACAGAAAAATAGAGGATGAAGTAATAATCCCTATTGTATTATTTGAAGGAGAAAGAAAGCGAACTCTAAGATTCGATGAAGACGTTATAATAAAACAATTTGCTGAATAAATGCCGGGGAGGACGCTTTAATGGATTTAAAACAGGAGGTCGAAGCTAAGCTTAACCCTGCATTTATGGACTCTATATTTTCAGAGGTGCAAAAGAAAAGCCGAGCCGACAGTAAAGAAAACGTAGTGGGTTTATGCCCATTCCACGAAGAAACAGAACCAAGTTTCTCGTATAGTAGGAAAACAGGACAGTATAGTTGTTTTAGTTGCGGCGCCAAGGGAAATATATATACATATGTAAAAGAGATCAAAGGCAAAGATAAGCCGCTTTTATGGTTAGCTCCAGAACTTGGTATCGAAGTTAAACCACAAAAGGCTAAACTAAAAATTAATCCGGATATAATATTAGATGCAAAAGACAATCTAGTAAAAGAAAATCGATTAAAAGTTGATCAATTGGTTGCTTTCGGGATATCTGAAAAGATAATCATTTCACACAATATAGGATACAAGGCTGGACGGTTCTGGTTCCCAATAAAAGACGAGGTCAGTGACTTCGTTAATATCCGTAAGTATGATCCGGAGAGTAAAAAAGCTAAGATAATATCGCATGCTGAAACTAGAGATGGTAAGCGTGTCGGTTTCGGTGAGGATAGATTGTATCCAATATCTGCTCTAAATAAAGAGGTCGTTTATATTTTTGAAGGCGAGAAGGACACGCTAGTCGCTAGAAGTATTGGTATAAACGGTATAACGAATACAACCGGAGCAAAGAACTGGAGCAAGTACTGGTCGCCAAAATTTAAAGATAAGAACGTTATAATTTGTATGGATATAGATGCGGCCGGTCGTGACGGTGCATTAATACGAGCAAAGTCCATTTTTCCTTTTGCTGCGCAAGTAAAGATTATCCATTTGCCGCTAGATGATAGTCAGCATCCACGAGGCGACTTTACCGACTACATTACGGTTGAGGGTCATACTAAGGATGAATTCCTTCAACTGGTAGAAGACGCACCGGTTTACGGTGACGGAGTCAGTAAAGACAACAACGAATATAAGGTAATACTCGCAGAAGCTAGTAAGAGTAAGTATATAGAAAAGAAATGCTATATAAAAAATGTGCTCTGTTGCGGTAAGGACCACTCGCCATACGGAGCGCCAAAAAGTATTAATGCGATCTGCTTCAATACAAAGAGATCCGGGGAGAAATGTTTCAACTGTAAACTGCTAGACGGATCCGCAGATGTTGAAATAAAACGAGACGATCCGGTACTGCTAGAGCTTATTAGAGAAAATAAACAGACTATACTTGGTAGATTAAAGCAGTACTTGGGTATAGTCGGTAAATGTAAAAGCTTCAATCTGAACGTAAAAGAGTTCTATGCAATCGAAAAGATTAGGCTAGTACCAGATATTACCTACAATATAGAAGAAGATTACGAGCACGTTTATCGTATCGGATACTATATAACAGACGACGACACAAAAATAGAAACGAATAGATCCTATAATGTTCATGCTTTGACTTGCCTAGATACTAGGAGCCAGCACGTACAGCATCAAATTTATGATATAGAATCATCTGATACCAATATAGAGGATTTCGTTCTAGATGATGCATCCAAAGAGAAGCTCAAAAAGTTTCAAGTAGAACCCGGTAAAACGATTGATGATAAAGTAAACGAGATCTACAAAGATTTATCTAGACTGAGCCACATATACGATAGAGAAGATATGTACTTAATGATTGATCTAGTCTACCATTCTGCGCTAACGTTTGATTTTCAGAACAAGAACATAGGCAAGGGCTGGGTTGAGGGTGCAATTGTTGGAGATTCGGCACAGGGTAAGTCGGTATATACAAAATTTATATGCCACCATTACGGAGTCGGTGAGTTCGTTTCCGGAGAAAGTAATAGCTATGCCGGTTTAATTGGCGGCCTTTCACAAATTGGCGGCAACTGGCAACTGCAATGGGGTCGGATCCCTTTAAACGATAGACGGCTGGTAGTAATAGATGAAGCATCCGGGATGTCGACCGAGTCGATTGCATCCTTTAGTGAAATAAGATCATCCGGAGAAGCAAAGATTCAGAAAGTAATGTCAGAACAAACGAGAGCAAGGTGCCGGCTTTTATGGCTATCGAACCCTCGTAAAGATAATGTTGGAATTAAGAACTATCCATACGGAGTACAGGTTATAAGAGAGATATTCGGGCAACCAGAAGATGTTCGAAGAGTCGATATAGCCATGACCGTCGCTTCCGGTGAGGTTTCAAATTCGGTGGTAAATAAAACACCTGAAACATTTGTGCCAAAATTCGACAGCGACAGTTGCCACTCACTATGCATGTTCGCTTGGAGTAGGAAATCAACAGACATATTAATCGATAAGGAGGTGGAAAAACATATATTAAAGAAAGCATGTGAATTGTCAGAAATTTATAGCGCAAGCATACCGCTGATAGAACCGGCTGATGTTAGAAACAAGATAGCAAGGCTTACGGTTTCATTTGCGATACGACTCTTCGCTATAGATGAAAAAGGCAAGGTGCGGCCGACGATTGAGCATGTAGATTATATTATAGAATTTATAAAAAAACTCTATAACAAACCAAGGTTCGCTTATAACGACTATTCTAAAAAAGAGTTTGCAAAAACAAACTTGCTCAAGCCTAGAGATGTGTGCGAAATACTAAACTTGAGTGACTTAGAAAACGTCGAGGATCTATTAGACTCCGCAATAGTAAGCAAGATGACTATATCGGATTGTATTAACTCTGGATCCATAACGGACTGGAGTACTAAAGAAAAAGGTTATAGAGACAAAATAAAGAAACTTAGAAGATTGAATGCTATCGATGAAAGGGAAAAGTATTACATACTGCAACCGGGTTTTATTGACTTTTTGAAAGAATTAAAACCTAGCTTGGAGGCAGATAAATCGATAGACAATTTTTTAAATAAATCAGATAGGAGAATGGATGATGGAACAGAACTCGATTAAATTGGCTCAACGGCCTGATGCAATAGAAGAACACTTCCCTTTCGATGAGTTTAGGGAATACCAGAAAGAAGTAATAGAAAAGATTATAACAAGGTTTGAAGGCGGCAAAGAGTATGTGATACTGGAGGCTCCAACCGGTGCAGGTAAGAGTCCGATTGCTTTAACAGTTGCCAGATACTTTGGAAACGCTTACTTTTTAACTTCACAAAAAATACTGCAGGACCAGTATGTTAAAGATTTTGATTTGAATATGCTGAAGGGAAAGGGTAACTATGATTGCCGGCTTCCGAAGCATACACATTTAAAATGTAATTTGGCGCCATGCTCGATATCAAAACTTAAATGTCCGATGCGAGGATTAAATGGGCTGCAGGAACGCTGTCCGTATTTTAACGCTTTAAACGAAACATTAGAGTCCCGGGTATCGGTTTTAAACTACCACATAGGACTTAGTCAAAAGAAACTGCACGAATACCCCCGGGAGCTTGTAATATGCGACGAGGCTCACAATATAGAGGCCATACTCATGGATCGGTACTCGATAAGTATTTCAGCTAAACAATTAAAGAAACTCGGGTGCAATACCGGTATCCTTGAAGAAATGAAAACGTATAAGAACAAACGTGCATTTATTCGCGAGATAATTATTCCAGAACTTAACCGGCGGCATAAAGAATTGTCAGCAATAAATAGCAACGAGATCACTCTATTGAAAAATATTAATGATATGAATAATTATATTAATAAAATGGACGACTTTATGGCTTCAGAAGAATCCGATAACTGGGTTTTTTGCGAAAAAGAGATGACATTCAAACCGCTATTTATAGACAAGAAAACGCAGGATGTTTTCAAGCTAGGATTCAAGAAACTATTAATGTCGGCGACGATACTGGATGCTGATTCATACGCTCGATCGATGGGGATCCCTAAAGATAAAGTGGCAGTAATAAAGATGCCGTCTACTTTTCCGAAAGAGAACCGTCCAATCGATCTAAGGTTTGCCCGGTATAGTCTTAAGATGGCTGATATAGACGAATCCCTTCCTAAGATGAAAAACGCTGTTGCGGCGGTATTAGCTATCCACAAAAACGAGAAGGGTATCATTCATACTAATACTTATAAGATAGCGGACTTCCTAGTATCTAGATTGAACGACGATCGGCTATTCTATCCCAAGACAGGAACCCGAGACGAGATCCTTAAAGCTCACGCCGCAACTGATAAGCCGAGTGTGCTAATTTCGCCTAGTATGACCGAGGGGCTGGACTTAAAGGATGACCTTTCCCGGTTCCAGATTATTTGTAAGATTCCGTATCCGTATCTAGGAGACAAACAGATTTCCGAACGTAAGCGGCTGGATCCCGAATGGTATATGTGGAAGACCTGCTTAACATTAGTTCAGGCTTTCGGGCGGTCTGTTAGAACCCGGGACGATTGGGCACGAACCTATGTAATGGATAAGGGATTTAAATGGTTCGTAAAACAGAACCGGCACCGACTACCCAACTGGTTCTTGGTTAGTATCTTGAGAGATGAAAAATAGTTTTAAAATAACTTGATTTATGTTTGTTTGAGAGCTAATGTAAGTATATAGAAACAAATAAACATAAATAAAGGAGGATAAAAATGGAGAGCGATTTAAAGGAAACAAGAACCGTAACTTTTAGAAACTTTAATGAATATAATGGAACTCTTGAGTTAAGAACATATGAATACTCGGAACCAAAAAGAAAGTTTAAAAACGGTTCAATCCATGATTATTACAATAAAACAAGGTTTGTAAAATCTGAAATCGTTACTCCTAAAATTGAGGTAATTAAAGTGGTAAGTGATAATGAAAATGTAAAAATTGAGAAGGTAAAAGTAACACACAAAGAGTGGTCGAAAGTGAAAAAGCTAGTTACTTATAAATAAAGGATGGTAAAAATGAGTAAAGTTATAGTAGCAGAAACATCGCCAATCGCAGAAACATTCACCCTGCGAAAAGAAAACGGTGGATGGCTGGCACAGATAGTAATAACAAGCGACGGAATGTTTTCAGCAGTATCAGACTATGGAAACTTCTCATTCTCTTGGAGGAGTATCGGTAGCTGTACATTTAAAGAGTTTCTAATTAGTTTAAATATTGGATACTTTGGCGGCAAGATGAACGGAAGCTATGCATATGTCGTATATAACAAGAAGGTAGAAAAGGCAGCATATGTTTTCGCTGAGCATATACTTCCACCGCTTCAAGCATACCTGAAGGCAACACCGATGTTTTTTGAATGCAAACATACTGCCAAGGTTCAAACAACAGGAGGGGATCCGCTTAAACTTTTTCAAGTAGAATGTCATGACTGCGGCGCTGTTCTCGAGCGATATCCGGATGGGTTGGCGATATGAGTAAAGTAAAAATTATTAATAGAGACATGCCATACGAGAAAGCAAGGTATGGATCCGGAGCATTGTGTAAATTAGAAAATGGCGACTGTAAATATCTTCTCGATACTGAGATCGCTGAGTATGACATCATCGAAATAGAGCAGATGGTTATTCATGTACCGGAAACAGAAACATTTTTTGAAGCATGCGAAGCATTGAGAAGAAGCTGGATCGAACTAAAGAATGCGATCAAGAGTCAATTTAAAAACTTCTTCTGCAGGAACTTTTACGACGGATTTAGTTTTAGTAAGAATTGCTTCAGGAGACTTTCAGAGTTCGATGCTATATGCGACATCTGCAACAAGAAGCTGAATTTTAGCGACTACGGATATATGTGCAAAAAGCATGGCGATATATACCAGAGAACAAACTGGAAGTTCGCACCTAGATTTGTATTTAGGATCTACACAAAAATGAGGAGGATATAGTGGCTAAAAAATTTAAAACAATAAAAATCGATAACGGGATGGATTTCGATGTAAGGATAGACAATAATGGTGTTTTCTCTACAACGGTTTTAAGTAGTACGGTAGAAAATAAATCACTTGAAAATCTAGAGGCTGAAATAATAAGGTTGATGGGTGAAGATGGTAAATTGGAATTTAAGCCGGTTATAATAATAAGAGTTAATCAATTTAGTGGGTCTTATGATACATCTAGAGAGTTTAGGGGAACTGATATTGACGGTATTTTGTATTACAAAAGTTGGGTTGGTGAAATTACAAGGCAGGATGAGTTCTTTAAAGATCACGATAAGTATTTACCCGGAGATTGTAGTCGATATGTAAAATATCAAGTTTCAACAAATACTAGAGATAGTATAAATGTTATAGATTATACTCCAGAAAAATGGAAATCTATTGAAAAAATAGAAGAGCAAATTAAAATCTTAAAAACTAGACTCGGCGAGATACTTTTGGGTGCTGATTCTGAGAAATTTTTAAAAAGTATTAACACAAATACTATTAAATTGATCGAGTAAAGGAAAAACTATGAGTTTCTTTAAAACACCTGAATATCAAGCATTCACAAAAGTACATGCCCGGGTCCAGCAACCGGGTGGCAATACCCAAAAGAACATGGATGTATATTTTGATCGGCTAGAAAAAGCAATTCTTTTAGCTGAGAAGGATTATAACAGTATCGGTACCACGATTATTGATAAGAACGGTATAAAAATAGAAGGATATAAATGGGCGACTTCCCCGGAGCTTTCAAAGCCGATGGATTACGCTGGATCCGTTCTTTTTTATTCTGAAATATTCGACGAGAACATTGCGGTGCATGCAGACCTCTCGATCACATTCGGTAAGAGCGGTATACATTTTGATAGCGAGGAGGTTGTAATTATTAAGGAAGCAAACAAAGAGGAGATGCTTAGACTCTTTGATTTAAAACGAAAATTTAAAGGTTGTAAAATAACTAGCAAGGAGGAGAATTATGTCAGACCAGAAGAAAAAAGAAAATCAGAACCCGATAGAAATAACTATGAACAGGGAAACCTTTAACACTATTAAAACGATGGTGAAGTTAATGTGGAATAAGAGCGATCTCGAGGACAAGCCAATACTGGCAACTGTTAGAATACGAGTGCTTGAGGATGGAAGGATGGAGGCCGCTATAGCGAACGGTTACGCCTTACATATAAGAAGGTTTGCTCTCGATGAAGAGTTAAAACTTCCGGATGAACAAACACTAATACCAATGAAACTATTTAATATGATTCCTGCTTTAAAAAAGCTGCATGAAATGGTTTGTTTTACTTTTGGAGAAAAATATATCGACGCCACCGTACTTGGTAGATCCGATGGATACAAACAACTAAAAATATATGGTAAGTATATGGATCTAGAATCGATTACTCCTAAAGAAAAGCCGGAGTCCGATTGTAATAGTGTCCGGGTGAACTTTGATCTATTCAAACTATTCAAACTAAGCCGGGACCATTATCTTGATATACATATGACCTCCGACGAGAAACCGATTCAAATATACGACATGAAAGACGAGCTCATTGGGATAATGATGCCAATAAAGGTTCGGGTATGATTAAAGTAATACTCGAGAGTCCATACGCCGGTAATATTAGGCGTAACATTAAATACGCCCGGGCGTGTGTGAAAGATAGTTTATCCCGGGGAGAGGCTCCGATTGCATCCCACCTACTTTATACTCAGAAGAGTATCCTTAACGATAAAGTCAAAGAGGAGCGTGAGCTTGGGATCCGAGCCGGTCTAGCTTGGCGATCTGTTGCAGATAAGCATGTGTTTTATACAGACTATGGTATAAGTAGAGGTATGGAGTATGCGCTAAGGTATGCTCATGATAATAAGATACCGATCGAAGTAAGGTGTATTAAAAATAAGGGAGGATTGATTAATTATGTACGGACACATGCTTGTAAATTTTTTAAATGTTGATGTAGATACTGAGAATCGATACTGGCAGAAGAGGTATCCTTTCATATGCCCGGTTTGTAAAAACAAACACGAAGCGGCAGTATCGATATTTATGCAGATGGGATTCAATCAAGGTGGAGGATCCTGTCCAAAATGTAAAACCTATCTTCGTCTATCGATTATCGACTTCCCATACGGTCTCAAAATGAAAGCAGAATCATACGATGAGTATGTAAAAAAAATGAAGGAGGAGCAGGATGCAGAACAAAAATAAAACAGAGGTAAAGCAGAAAATTGCTGCGGATGATCAACCGATCGTTTTGGCGGCAATATCAACGAGTGTTAAGCAGTTGAAAACATTCACGTATCAAACGAGGATCCACCCACAGTTTGAGGATCCTAAGAACGCCAAGAAGATGAGGAAGCTGGTCCGGCAACTGGTCAACTTAATGTTTGATAGCGCAAAAAATACAGGACTACTTAGGAAAATGAGTCCTGCCGAATTGAAAAAACTCCAAGATGCACAGGGTGTTAAGGTGGAGAATAAAAATGTTTCTTAAGCTAATATTAACAACTTTAACTCTTCTTATTTTTACTATGATTATGCATGAATGTTATAAAAAAGAAGATGATGAGAAGTATCAAGTGATTAAACTATCAATTGCTATAATTTTCGCATTCTTGTTAGTTGCATTGTTTGTATTTGTTATCGCAGGAGTATGGTTTGGTTTTGCTTAAAAAAATAAAGGAGAAGTTATGAAAAAAGAAGTATTCGAAAAAATTAAGTCAATTATTGTTGAACAGCTCGGGGTAGACGAAAAAGAAATCAAACCTGAAACAAAGATTATTGACGAGCTCGGTGCGGATAGCTTGGATTGGGTTGAGCTCATGATGGCGGTCGAGGAAGAGTTTGTAATTGAGATCCCAGACAGCGAGGACGCTAAAATTAAGACTGTTCAGGATCTGGTTGATGTAGTAAAGAAGAAACTGAAATGAAGAAGCTAATTATTTTGTTAATAGTTATAGTCTCGGTTTGTGGATCCGGAGTTTTGATAAACGAATCGAGATACATGGTCGATGTAACCGGTGATAAAATTAAGAAAGATAAGATGTATGATCCAGAACAACACTACTCTTGTCTTATAAATAGTAAACGGAATACAACATTTTTTGATATATAGGAGGTTAAATGTGGCAGTAATAAGAAATAAAAAAAACAAAAATGATATTGAAAAAATTATAATGCCTTTTGGTAAGTATAAGGGTGAATACCTTGGAGATATCTTTTCTGAAGATAGATCCTATTTGGAATGGTTAGCAGAACAAAACACATCTGTATCAATGGAAGCAGGATTATTATTGAGGTCTACAAATGCCGGAAAGTAACCTGCAGACAAAAACTATCGATTTTTTTAACGCCAAACCGAACACGATGGCAATTAATAATCACGGCAGTGTTTATTCTGGAAGAGGCTGGCCGGACGTGCTCGTTTTAACTCACGGCCTAGCATTCTATATAGAGACTAAGCGAAAAGGCGGCGAGGCTCGAAAATCTCAAAGGATCCGGCACAAAGAGATACTAAAAAAGAGCATGGTTCGCACTTTTATTATTGATAGGTTCGAGGATCTAGAAGAAATATGGGCAGACATCTATACGACGGTCGAACAAGTAGATGCTGCAATTAAGCTTAAGTTTGGTGTTGGGTGGATTGATGGCTAATTGTACGAAGTGTGGACACGAGAATGGTTGCACTCGTATGTTTAAGTATAGAGACTGGTTCCTATGCTTAATATTCTATTGGAGGTAAATTATGGATAAACCAACATGTCCTAATTGTGAGCACATTTTATCTATATATCAAAACGAATCAGGAATATGGATAAAATGCGAGCATTGCAGTCAAGTTAATTATTGTATTGATATAAAAATTAACTCGAAAGAATGCCTGAGAAGAAATTGCCGAGATTGTGCTTATATTAGATGGTATACACCTTATACTGGTTACACGTTGGATGAAACGTATTATGCTTGTGATGATGGGAAAAGAAGGGTTGATCCAAAAGATTTAGCATGTATGCATTTTAAATGCGGTAAATGTGGATCGTCTTTGATACATGGATTTGGAATGCATATGGTGTATTTAAATAAAAGAAAGGAAGTATGAAAAATGAATAAAGAATTTTTAGATTATATTTACAATCGTAAGTTTATACTTGAAGAAGATATTAAACGGTTGGATAGAATTAAAAATTTTGCAGATGATGCTGATGTAAAAGCTCACCATGCAGAATTAAGAACAAGAAGAAGTGAGTTAGCTGGTATTAATAATACTATTGTGAAATATATAAATACTCACAAATAACTGGAGGTCAAGTATGCAAAGGTTTGCAAAAATTATTGAATTAAAAGATGTGGATAAACAGGTTCTATTTTACGCAGAGTATGTTCCAGAGGAGGATGTAACGAAAGTTCATCAGGTCATTGAGTTTAATAGTATCTTTTCGGATGCTGCATTAATAATAGAAGGTGATAAGCAGGAAGAGAGCTCGCTATCTTTTATAGAAAAGGCTGACGAGAAAACAGCAAGACAATTGTACGACTTTGTTGCAGATTTTCATAAGAAAAATTTTACTCAAGAGGAATACGGTGGCGACGATGATAGATAAAAATACTTTATGGTTTATAGGATGGTTGGCGATGGGAATAATGGGATACTTACTTATCCGCTGGGAGGATGATGAAGAACTAAAGATTAATGATTTTTTAATGTCGATGATACTTAGCTGGCTTGGTTGGATACTTCTTCTTATAAGTCTGCTTATTTATGCAAACAATCGTGTTGGTCATAAGTCGGTGTTTAAAAACATAAAGGATACGTGGGATCGGCCGCTACTAAGTAAGAAGGAGAAAGACTGCGTGGAAGAGTATCGTGTATTTCTTAAAAATTTCAGGAAAATGGATATCTCAAACCGGGAAGCTTTATCTAATATACTTAAGAATCCGAACCTTGGTAAAAAAAGAGAACGAGATCTCGCACAGATTAACTGGACTCTTTGTGGTGGCGGTGGCGACAAAGAAGAGTTTTTTGATTTAAAAAACGAAATAAGTAATATGTGTAAGGGTAATAAAAACGCTAACTATCTAATTAATGATATCGTTCTTACATTTAAAAAATATGGATATGTGGTGGTTAAGGCATGATATATGTAGACAATTTTGGTATAGAATGGCGTGGCAAACAGTGGTTCCATATGTTTACAGATAATGATGACTTAACAGAACTGCATGAAATAGCTAAAAAGATCGGCCTTAAAAGAGATTGGTTCCAGAATAAAAGTTTGCCGCATTATGATGTTACGGAAAATAAGAAAAAATTAGCAATACTTAATGGCGTGACAGCATTAAATCAAAAAGAAGCTAATACCATGATTCGTGGAATATTTGTGAAAAAACGACAAAAAATCACGTAAAGTGATCGTTTTGTTGCAAAAACAGACAAAAAAGAGCATTATATTGATCTAGGAGGTTCAAAATATGATTAAAATAACACAGTACAAAATAGGCGACTTAATATCAGCAGAATATAATCCTCGAAAACTATCCGAAGAACAACAATCCGATCTAGCAGACTCGATGAAACGGTTCGGGTTTGTGGATCCGGTAATAGTTAATACTCATGAGGATAGGAAAAATATCTTAGTGGGAGGACATCAACGTGTTAAAACATGGAAATCGATGGGAGAAACAATGGTTCCGGCAGTCGAGGTTTGCCTCAATAGAGAAGAAGAAAAAGAGCTCAACATTCGACTTAATAAGAATACCGGCGAATGGGATCTCGATATGCTCAAAAAACACTTCGATTCGGAGGAGCTTTCAGATTGGGGTTTTTCAGAAGATGAAGTTGAATCATTATTTAGTGAGCTTGAAGGTGGGATGGATGACACCCAAGGTGATGACGAGGTTCCGGAGGGCGTTGAGCCTCGAACTCGTCGTGGTGATGTGTATGAATTAGGAAAACACCGGCTCGTATGCGGTGATGCAGTAAACTTCGGGGACATTGAAACTCTTTTCGGTGATTTTAAAGCCGATATGTATTTAACGGATCCACCATACAACGTCGATTATACCGGCAAAACTAAAGATGAGTTGAAGATCAAGAACGATTCATTTAAGGATCCAGAAGAATTTAGAAGCTTTCTATTTGAATCATTTACAAACGCATATACTTTTATGAAGGCCGGTGCCGTATTCTATATATGGCATGCCGATCTCGAGAGTTATAATTTCCGGGGTGCTTGTAATGATTCTGGGCTTCAGGTTAGACAATGCCTTATCTGGAATAAGAACTGTATGGTTATGGGACGGCAGGACTACCATTGGAAACACGAACCATGCCTATACGGATGGAAAGACGGTGCCGCACACCTCTGGAATACAGACCGTACTCAGACCACTATATTAGAATTCGACCGGCCTAATCAGAGCAAACTTCACCCTACTATGAAACCGGTGGCGCTTATAGCGTATCAAATAACTAACAATACTAAGGGTGAGGACATTGTGTATGATAGCTTCCTTGGAAGTGGATCCACAATTATTGCTGCAGAAAAGACCGGTCGGATTTGTTACGGACTAGAACTATCCGAGAAGTATTGCGATATTATAGTCCAACGGTACGTCGATTTCTGTCGCGAGAATAAAAAGCCGATTAAGGTTACTCGTAACGGTGACGATATAAGCAAGGAGTACACGGTATGATAAGAGCTTACAAAGTTTCTGAAGAGTATGAAGGTAGATCAATTATTGTATTTTCAACGAGCCATAATAAAGCAAAGGTTTCTGTTATGGG